GGATTCTGGACTAAATAGCAAATTAAAAAATGCAGAGACAACAATGAGCAATAATTTAAAAAGTTTACTGTCTGTAAAGCAGGTAACGGTAAAGAGTAATATAAACGTTGGCGCAGGAAAGGATTTTGAATGTTACATTAAAGCGCCAACAGTGAGTGGCTATACTCCAGTCGGCATTATTGGTTACGATTTGGTTGGAAATTGGGATGTATGGATTAATGTTTCCTCATGCTATTACAATAGTGGAAGTAATTTGATTTACACAAAAGGACATAATTTTGGAACTGGTGCATGTAACGCATTGTTAAATGCATTCGTTTTATACAAAAAGAACTGAATGCATTACTTCCATTTACCGATTATAAGCATATCAGCTTGTACATAACACATTCCTTGCTTTGGACTGTATGCTGTAAGCTTGTACCCGGTTGTAGTCACTTCGGTAACTCCAAGACCATACAGTTCGTTAGTCTTTGCCGGAGATACTATAATTAAAGGCGCTTGTTTGAATGCTACTGGAAAACCAACCGCAGCACTAGAAGCAAAATACCAGTTATACCAACTGGTTGCAAGATTGGTATTCCAAGTATATTTACTCCACATAACCATGTCGCCGTTGGAATATTTTGTGTAATTGTAGTTATTTTTGGTTCCACGTTCTACGATTGAAATCAGATTACTGTTTATGATTGCAATATTATTATTTGCTTTTGTTAAATCTGCTTTTACATTTCCTAAATTGCTACTTAGTTCAGAATCCCTCCTTTGACTGGTTGATAAAGTTACATATATAAAAGCGCATAACAAAAACACCCGACCAATGCCGAGTGTAAATAAATAAGTTTATTTACTTATGCGCTTAAATATTTAAAGTGATGATACCGTACACCTTCCTGATTCACCGTACAGTATCGCATGGTTGTCTCTGACTTTGCGTGTCCCGCAAATATCATAGCCTCCTGCAGAGGCATTCCGCGGTTCAGTGCATTTGTCAGAGCCGTCCTCCGGAATCGATGCGGATGTGCATTTTCTACGCCCGCCTTCTCTCCGATCCGCCGGATGATATCCTCAATTCCTGTTTTCGTCAGCCGGCTATTCGGTTTCTTGCTTCCGACAAATAGCGCCGGATCATTGTCTTTTCTGCTTTCCAGATATTCTTTCAGGTACATGTTGGTTCGTTCATTGATGTACACCGTCCTTTCTTTCGCTCCTTTTCCATATACAATCAGCTCTTTATTCGCATACCGGATATCTTCCCTGTTAATCTCTGAAAGCTCCGATACTCTGACTGCTGTGCTATATAGGAATTCTAGTAACGCTTTATCCCGAAGACTGCTGCATTTACGCAGCATCCGCTCCCGTTCTTCATCAGTATATGGTTTCCGGATCTTCTTTTCTACTTTTATAGATTCCACCAGCACCATCGGATTTCTCCGAATCCGGTCACGATCTCGCAGCCATCCGAAGAAGCTGCTATACACTGCCCGGACATTCTTTAGTGTCTGGTTTGCTACCTTGCGGATCATTTTATAAGCCCGCATGAATCCAGAAATATCTCCAGAATCTATGTTCTTCACTGGCTTATTGATATAGGTCAGTAACCGAACCAGTTCATACCGATATTGCTTCACTGTCTTTGATGCTTTTCCTTCCAGTGCTTTACTCATCAGAAACTCTTCCAGATCCACTTCCCAGCTCCTGTCTACAACCTGTAGATCCGTTTCCTGGATTACTCTGCATCCGGTAAACGTCATCTGTAGCACTTCTTTCAGCTCCCGTAGTTGTTCTTCGTTCAGAATCATCTGCATCCTTCGCAATACATCCATTATCTTCTCTTCCATACATTGCTCCTTTTTGCTTTCAGTATATCAAATCACAAAAATATGCTTACTGAATTAAGTAGCAATTTAACCAAAACTAACACTGTTTTAGAGAACAGGAAACCAATATTCATTGATTCAACGGCGCAAGGAACAGCAAATTTGGATACCAATAGCTTTTTGAAAGCTGGCGTTACATATGCTTTCATCGTTATAGTTTCCTCCAATATCAGCAGTGAAAGCTATAAACAGGAAATCGCTTGTGCATTAAACAATGTAAATATGGGGAATAACGGAAACTATTACAAATTAGTTTCTACTTTTACAGGAAAATGTAGCAAAGGCGATAAGCTTCATATTACTTCGTACAAAAATGGAGGCACATGGACTCTTTTTGCGACAAGAGCTATTTTTATACCAGTTAGCTAATTAGCTAAAATAAGCCGTTGTTGCAATCATTACGAATGAGGCACTATCTGTACCGACGATATATACTCCACCATTTTTTATGTATATACGTGCTTGTGTTCCAGCAGGTCCACCATTATGCATAGCTATCGGAATAAGACACTCGAATTCGTCATAACCATTTGGTGTCATTCCTGATGGGATATTTCCTAGATATTGATCGTTTGCAAATTTTCCATTATCTGAAAATCTTATCGATCCAGCAACAAATACCATGTGACCTATTTTGCGGAATTTTAGCTTTTCTGAAAGATTATTTGCATTAGTCATATATTTCCAACCAGAATCGGCAGTTGCCGTTTTCAAATTGCTATTTAGTTCAGAATCCCTCTAAAAAGAAGAAAGGAGTAACGATGAATATACTTTTTTTAGACCAGAAAGAACCAGTTGAAGGAAAAGTAGTCAAACAGGATGATTCACATATTCTAATTGAAGGGGTAGAGAAAAACACTTCTGGGTTTCGACTACTTACAGAGAAAGGATATGTTTTTGGTAAGTATGAAGAGTTTACTACACTTTATAAAGAAGAAGAAAATGGATTTATTCTGTCTAATGACGGAAGTGTATATGTAGAACCGGAACCAATGCCAGAACCAGAACCAGAACCGGAACCGGAACCATATGAACCAACTTTGGAGGACTTGCAAGAGGCTAAAGTAGCTGAAATGAACATGGCGCAACAGGGGATTATTGCTGCAGGTGTGGATGTCGTTCTTACGGATGGAACTACAGAACATTTCACGTTGGAAGATCATGACCAGACAAGTCTTGTCGGATTACAGAGCCAGGTTGTCGCTGGAGAAGAGAACATTCCGTGGCACACATCGGACGAAAAACAGCATTGCAAATTCTATAGTAATGCGGATATGAGAAAAATTACGACAACTGCAATGAACTACGTGACCTGGCACGTAACATATTTCCGCGACCTTCGCATTTACATCCGTTCTCTGGAAAGCAAGGAAGATGTAGAAAAAGTCACTTACGGAATGGATATTCCAGAAGCATACCAGTCAGAGCCATTGAAAGCAATGATGGCTCAGAAATCATGAAGAAATTAAGACCGCTGATTCTGTTTACGATTGGCGGTCTGATTTATATATTGATTGAACTTGTTGCAAGAGGGCGCACTCATTGGACGATGTTTATTGTTGGAGGGGTGGCGTTTTTCCTTATTGGTTGTATCAACGAAAAATGCCGGAAGATGCCATTGGTAAGGCAGATGTTGATCGGTGCGATTGTGATTACTGCATTGGAATTTGTATGTGGCTGTATCGTGAATTTATGGCTCGATTGGAATGTTTGGAATTACAGTAATATGCCATTCAATTTATTTGGTCAGATATGTTTACCGTTTTCAATTTTGTGGTTCTTCCTATCAGCCGTAGCAGTTGTACTTGATGATTATATAAGACATTTATTATGGGGCAAGAAAATACCGCACTACAAATTATTTTAAAGAGGATGTCTGAAATGAAAGATGTAAATGAGTAGTGGAGTAGAGGTGAAATTATGGATAATATTATAGAAGTACAATTTAACGAAATGTTGCAAAGAACACGAAGTATCTGGCAGTATGATTACGGACAGGTTCTAAAAATTCTATCGGGTGGGGTGGTACTACCAAATTTCCTAGAGGTGCATTTCTCCTTATCAAGAAATAATAAAGAGTGCATTACTCGTATAGGGACAACAGTAAATGGGGTAACCGAGGTTCAAATACCAAACGAATTATTGAACACCGAAAATAAAACACATGATTATTTTATATATGCATTTATATATGTATCTACAGAAAAATACGGAAATACGAAATGTGAAATAATTATACCAGTAAAATCCCGAATCAAACCAGAGAACCCATCAGAAGAACCATTGCCAGAGCCGAATATATTTCACGAAACGGTTGAAGCTGTTAATGCGGCAGCTGATCGGGCAAAGATGGCAGAGCAGAATGCAAAGGAAAGTGCGACAGAAGCCGGTAAGCATGCTGCTAGTGCATCGGAGAGTGCAGTTACAGCAGAAAAGACCAAGGAAGATGCTCTTAGGAAAGTCGGAGAGAAAAAGCAGGAAGCAATCGAAGCTATCCAGAATCAGGAAGAGACCTCTGTAGGCAATCTTACTACTCACACTGATGGCGAGATCCAACGGATTCAAAATCAGACTGCAGAGTCCAAGGGAGAACTTGAACAGACCATTATAAATGCTGGTGTTTCCGAGGAAGAACTGGATGAGTCTATTCAGACTGCTAGTGACACTAAGACAGCACTGGACAAGTCGGTGGAGCTGGCGAGAACTGCAAAGACAGAGCTGGATACGTCCACACAGAAAGCTGGTGAAGCCAAGACAGCTTTGGACGGATCCGCGAAGACTGCCGGTGAAATGCAGGAGACTTTGAGCGCGACTGTGAAGCAAGCGGGTGCATTGGACACTTCTCTTGGTGAGAAGATTAAAACTGGGACACAGCTCAAGACAGACCTTACAGCTTCCGGCGAAAAGGCTGTACAGGACATTCAGACAGCTGGAAGTGAACAGCTGGGTAAGATGCAGGCAGTGGCGGAAGAGTTCACAGCTGATCGGGAGCAGATTGCGACCAACAAAGAGGATATTGGTTCACTGCAGGAAGATTTATCCAACAAAATTACAAAGTTCTATGCATCGAATCAGGGTGAAACTCATCTGGCAGATTCTGACAATGGCAAAATCATGGATATGATGCTGTATGGACGGAGTGAGCAGAAGCAGTATAAAGGCATAAATTTATTACCGCCTAACATTAAATATAGCGAATTTATAGAAGTTTCGATTCCAAAAGAAACAAAAGTTTTTGCAATTACAGATGGAACAAAATTCAGTGGCGGTAACTTCCTTTTTTTTAATGCGGACAAAACAAAAAGAGAGTGGTTCGGACTAGACAAAGATGCTACTATATCGACACGTACATTAACTATTGATGCGAAATATGTACAGAATCTTTTAGAACCCGGTTTCGATTTATCAAAAGTATGTTTAGGTATTGGAAATGAACCAATATATGAACCTTATGTTGGAGGTCAGCCATCCCCATCACCGGATTATCCGCAGGAGATAAAAAGAGTGGTGAATCCGGTGGTTAAGGTATGCGGGAAGAATCTGATTCCTACAAACTGCGGTCAAAATATAACGGCACTAAGATACGATGCACAATACAATAGATGGGCTTTTGATGCGCTAAAACCGGTTGGTATGGTAAATCTTCGGATAATTGACCCTGAAACCGCACACTACTTTTTATCTGCTGGCACATACACTATAACACTAGTATCTTTTGAGAATGTTGAAAATGTTACTATATCTGCGGTTAATGCCGATTGGAAAACTCTTGCATCTGTTACACCCGGTAGACCGAGCAAAACCTTTTCGGTTGATGCCAACACCATTGTTGGGTGCTACTTTATGCCGAAAGACGTTAACGCCACGGGTTATTTGCAAGTCCAGCTCGAACTTGGCACAACCGCCACCTCTTACGAGCCATACACCGAGCAATCCGTCCAGCTCCCCTACACTCTCAACGCCATCCCAGTAGCATCTGGCGGCAATGTAACGATTGATGGTCAGCAGTATGTTGCGGATTATGTGGATGTGGAGCGTGGGAAAGTAGTTAGAATGTGTGGAAGGGAAGCATTTAATACAAAAAACGGGGAGATTAATGAAGAATATCGATTATCCATCCATATTGGCGTTCCTGGGAAAGAAGGTGATAAAGAATGCATATTTTCAACATTTAAATGGACCAGTTGGACAACATGTGTATCAGGCACATCACTATATATAAAAAATATAAAAAAACCAAATAATGAATTGTATACCGCGCAAGAATTAAAGGAGCTGAGTATTGATTTTGATGTGATTTATCAATTATTAGAGCAACAAGAAACCGAC